CGTCAATGGACCGAACGGTCACGAGTTCACGTATGCACGGGAGCACATTGGCGAGCTATATGGAACGATCCAGAAGCGCCGGACATTCCCGTACCCGTCTGTTGTAGCAATCGACGCGGGCGTGTCGGATAACTCGTTCTGCGTGGTATCTGCACACTACAACTTCGAAACTGGCAAGACAGTCGTTTCAAACATCATTGAGTGTATGCCGCACGAAGGGCGACGTATCAACTTCAACCTGATGTACGAGAACGTGATTCTGCCGCTGTGCAAGGCGACAAACGCTGTCTACCTGACAGCCGACCAATGGCAGTCGCTGGATATCCTGCACCGTATCCGCGTGGACATGGGCAAGTTGCCGGACGGCAAGGAAGTATGTACGTCACGCCAATACTCGCCGCGTCGCGCCGACTTCGACATGCTGCGTGCGCTTGTGGTGAACAAGAACGTACTGTGCCCGACCGTAAAGCCGGATCGCATTGAATGGATCGTGAACGGTGGCGTGGACAACTACAAGGCCGAAATGATCGAGAAACCGGTTGAGCACTTGCTGTTGCAAATGCTGACGGTTCGCGAGGTTGCGGAAGGCAAGCCGCCGACCTGGGGCGAAAACTTTACGGACGATATTTATCGGGCCGTGGTTCTCGCAACTTCGGCTATCCACGATCCCCGGATTATGGAGCGCCTGACGGAAGCACTCAAGTACGCCAGACGTGCGAATCAAGGCGGTGGTGTGGCCCCAATTTCGGTTGGTCGCAGTCAGACGTTCGGAAATATGCGCAGGTTCTGATTTATGGGGCGGTGGATGCCGCCCCCTTCAATTTCATGTTAGGTGAATTTATGGCAGCACGCAAAACCGCAGCAACCGCCGAAAAACCCGCCAGGAAAACAGCAAAGAAGAAAGCTGATCGTAAGGTTGTGGAATATGTCTTGCCGGAAAAGTCAGGTATTGACGAATGCATTGCACGCGTGTTCTCGATGGACCCCGGATCGACAAACTACGGAATGGCAGTTGTTGAGGCGACACTGGAAGGCAAAGTCAGGATCGTATCGAATTCCCTTTGTTCCAATCCGGTTTATGACCTGACGCAGTTCAATGAGCAGCGTAAGGCATATATCGAAGAGATTGACCGTTGGGTCAAATTGTATGAGCCGGGTGGCCTGGTAGCGGAGCGCTTCCTGTCGCGCGGCCTGCAAGGATCATTGGGCGAGTACGTGTCTTGCATGATCGGCTTTACTGCCCAGAAGTATGAACACCTCTCATTCCTCGCGCCGATGGCTGCGACATGGAAGGTTCCCCTCCAGAGGCGATTCGAGTTCGACCTGAAAGAGCTATACAAGCAATGCGGCACGACGCCTCACCAACTGGACGCGTGCTTCATCGGCATATATGCGCTGGAAAAAGGTTTGGGCCGGAAGCTGGACTACGATCCGGTCAACATTGCCATTCAGGCAGAAAACACATCATTGGTGCGCACTGTAAATCGCCGCCGAAGCTAATGGAGATTAGAAATGAAACTGAAATTCAAAGAAACCACTGTATCAGCCGGTGTTGTTCCACAAGTGTTTGCAGACGCTGGTGCGAAGAAGATTGAGGCTGCTGCGGAACCAGTGGAAGCTCGCATCAACATGTCGGCGGAAGTCGCGGGTGCTGGCTTGTGCCCAGAGTGCCAGAAGCCGATGGAGCGTTCACACGCGAACGGTATTGCCGTACTGACCTGTGACCTTCACCGCATTGCCATTCCGGTGCCGGATGAAGCGCCTTCGGAGTCTACGCATGGCTGATTTTACGTTGCTACCCGATGAACCGGAAGACAAGACGCCTCCCGAACCTGTTGCGGTGGAAAGCGTTCCTGAACCGGTCAAGAACAAAGGGGGTCGCCCGCGTAAGCCCGTTGACCCCAATGCACCGCCAAAACGACCGCCAGGCCGTCCGCGCAAGACTCCGGCGCTACCTGCACCAACAGACCCAGACCAGGAGCCTGATGACGCTCTGGACGCCTTGTCAAAGCGCGCTGTCGTGACGACCACTACAGATGACGCCCAGAACGTGATGGGAGCCGAAGCTGCGCGTCTGGTACAGCTTCTGGAGGAAGGGGACGATGATGGTGCTAATGACCTTCTACAGAAGCGTCTTATCCAGTCTTCTATCAACCTGATCGCACAGGTAGAGAAGGGCGTGATTGATACGAATGGCCGCTATGGAGTTCACAGCTTCAATGGTCTGGTGATGAGCATTCGCGAACTGATCAACGACATGCAGGCGCAGAAGGATCGTGGGGCAATCGGCCAGATTCTGGTGGAGAGCGTGCTGCGTCCGGCCTACATGGATATCGGTATGGCGATCATGCAGGAATTCTTCAAGTCCGGACAGGAATGCAAAAACATCCTGCGCGAGCACGACTACAACGAAGTCGAAAAAATCCAGAAGGCAAGCCGCGACCAGATTGCGCAGCACTTGCACAAGGCATACGAAACAATGCGTGACGGTATTATCAATTACCTCCAGCGCTAAGGACATAGCATGTATAGCAAAACCCAAATCCTGGGTGTTGGAAGTGACGGATTTCGTATGGCTCCGCGCGCTCAAAACAGCCAGCAAGTAAGCGCACACCTTGGACGTGGAGGACCCTCACGAATTGAGGCTTCACTGTTCAATGGCGTAGGCGCAAGCGGTGGAAGTGGAGCATCAATGTCCGTCAACTCATTCTGGCAGTCGAACTACCAGTACATGATGACGGGCTTGTTGCCAGCCGATCCGCACCTGATCGATACCTCGACCCTGCAACTCTTCTATCGCGATATTTACCTGTTCGATAGCGTCGCAGGCTCGATGGTGGACCTTATCTCGACATTCCCGTTCTCGGACTGGAAGTTGTCTGGCTTGGACGATCACGACCTAGAGTTCTACAACACAGCCCTTGAACGCCTGGACATCAAGCAGATGTTGCCAACAATTTCGCTGGCACACCTGGTCGATGGATTCTTCTGTGGCTCGCTTGTGTTCGATCCAGGTTCGAAGCAGTTCATCGACACAATGATTCACGACGCACTGTCGGTCGCTGCTATTCCGTCGCCGTTCTGGAATATCGATCCGACACTGAACGTTCGCGTTGGACAGGCTACACAGCAGTTCATGCACGACACGTCAGAATATGCGCGTCGCTATCTTGATACGATGCCCGCACAGTTCATTGAAATGCTGCGTTCTGGCGCATTTACGCTGGACCCGGTGACTACGCTGTTCGTACCACGTCGCTCGACAACAGACCGCGCCTACACATCGTTCCTGCATCGTATTCTCCCGATGTACCTGTACGAGAAGACGCTGTACCGTGGCACGCTTACGGAAGCGCAGCGTCGCCAACGTGCGATGACCCATATCACGATGGGAGACGACAACTGGACTCCGACCGGCGAAGAAATGTTCGCGATGGTTCGTGAATTCCAGTCGGCAGAATCTGACCCGCTGGGCGGATGGGTTGCGACGCGTAACGCAGTGCAAACGGTGGACGTTCGCCCCGGTGGCGAAATGTGGCGCTGGGATGACGTGTCGGAATCGCTCACGCCTATGAAGCTGCGCGCTATGGGAACGTCGGAAGCGTTCCTGGCAGGCGACGCGTCGTATGCAGCCGGTGAGAGTGCGTATTCGGCCTTCATGGAATCGATGGATGCATACCGGAACAAGATGACCTACCGCGTATTCGAGTCGAAGATTTTCCCGCTCGTTGCCGTGGTGAACAACCTGTACAAGGAAGGTGCACGCCACCGCGCCAAGCCAGGTCACATCATTGACTTCCTGTTCAATGCAGCGAACCGTCAATCGCTCAAGATGCCTCTCCTGCAATGGAAGAAGGACCTGAGCGTGAACGGGGAAGAGAACACGATGGAGATGCTGGAAATGGCATCTTCAAAGGGTGTTCCGATCCCGATGAAGATGTGGATGGCCGCAGCCGGTATCGATCCGGACTCGCTGGAACGCGACCTGGTGAACGATCCGAAGTACCGCCAGTTCCTCGCCAAGATGTCGGGCAAGGACACATCCTACGACGCAGAACAACCGCTCGATGGTAACGGTGGCTGGGTGAACAATGACGGTGGTGATCGCATGCTGGGATTGCCAGACAAGCCGGACGTTCGCGGCAATGAAGGCGAACCGGATATCGCGTCACTGTTGAATCGTGTGGACCGTATGCCGACAACAGCATCGATGCAGTGGGACCCGGACACGTTCCGTGCTGGCCTTGGATCACGTCAGTTCCCTGACTTGGATAGCTGGCGTCTGACGAAGACTGGCCGCGTAGCAAGCGATCCGCATCCGGTCACGGCGCGCCGCAACTACAACGACATGATTTTCAAGATCGCACGCGATGTGAACCGCGATCCGAACTATCGTGAAACGTTGAAGCGACGTAACCGCGAGAAGGGTGTGAAGGACCCAATCAATGGAGGATCATTCTAATGGCAAACGCGGTGTCTAATCCCATAGTAGTTTCGAGAGAGGATGCGCGTGCCAGTGGGGATTCCACGTTTTTCACGGGGGAGGCGTGCCGTAACGGGCACGTCTCACCTAGGCGTGTTAAAGACGGGAAGTGCTCTGAGTGTAGCGCGGAAAATAGCTCGCGAAAGTATCATAAAAACCGTGTTCAACGGATAGCGGATGCTGCGAAGTACGCCAAGGCGAACGCGGAAAAAGTAGCTGAATACCAGAAGTCATATAGGGACGCAAACAAAGACTCTATCAAAGCGTATCAAGCTAATTATCGTAGCGAAAACCGTGAGGCTCTAAGCAAGCGCGTGCGCGACAGGTCAGGGGACGCGGATAGAACGGCGTACATCAAAGAGTGGTGTGTCAATAACCCTGAAAAGCTGAGAGACTATCATAAGAAGTGGGCCGCGAAAAATCCTCAAATTATACGTCGCTTAAGCTCTGATCGGCGCGCTGTGAAGTTGGCTGCCTCCGTTGGCTGGGAGCCAGAGTTGCTAGAGCTAGTGGAGATTGAAGCTCATGCGCTGGCTGTTGCTAGAGGTCAACTAACGGGCTTTGACTGGCATGTAGATCATATGCTGCCGCTGAAAGCAAATTCTGTATGTGGACTCCACGTTTGGAATAATCTACAAGTGATACCCGCGACTCTAAACACCCGCAAAAGGAACAGAGTAGTTCTGACGGAGGTTGGAGAATGGCTATCATCTATTGGAGGCTGCAATGCCTAACAGAGACGTTAATGTAAAATTTTTTGGTGTGATCTACGACGAATATACCCCCGCAGTGGAAGGACAGATGCTGCGGGACTGTCTGATCATGATGAACGTGGCACGACACAAGTACCGGAACCTGATCGTGGTTTGTCCCGACCCGGCTCCAGAACGCATGCTGAATGGATTGGGTCTGGACCGTGAATCAGACCCGTCGCGCACTCAGGACTGGATTTCGTACCGTACACAGGAAAGTTGGCCGCAAGAGCCACCTGGCGCACGGAACATTATCCAGCGTGATTTGTACGTGCCAAAACCTTCGGGTCCGCAGATGGAAGTTGTTGAGAATTCAAACGGTTATTACTTGCCGCCGCAAGGACGACTCTCGCCGGACACCATCTCGCTTCTGCGCCCTGCGCCTAAACTAATGGGCCGTGTAATGGTGACATTACTCGATAAGATTTCGAATTGCTGGAAGTTCCTTATAGCCTCAATGCTACAACGTGGTACGAAAGTACGGGCGTGAATGCGAGAAAAGTTTGAGGATTGGATAATCAGCAGCCAAGCCGCTCGAAAGTGCGGAAGGTTCAACGACTAGGGCATTTGCCCGTACAGCCAAGCGGCTGGAAGTGGAATCCGTCTCATGAAGACGAAGATATAGTCTGTTCTCACTCGAAAGAATGAGCCGCTGAAAAGCGCCCATGCATTAGCGAAACATGGGGAACAATAAAAGAATGGTTATGCGTACGCACCGCCAGAGATGCTTTTGCTCTGGTCTTAGCGAGGAACCTACAATTTCATTTTAAACCCGCTCCAAATGGCTATGCTGCGAGTGGAAGATTGGAATTGGAGGAATTTATGTCGTACTACGTATATGCATTGCTGGACTCTCGGAAGCCTGGTTTTTTCTCATACAAACTTCCAGATGGTGATGCACTGTCTTTCGACCATGAGCCTATCTATATTGGAAAGGGATCGGGAAAGCGCGTTAAAGAGCATGTGCCCAAAGCGCTGAATGGTTCAGACAAAACGCGCAAGGCAGTCAAGATACGGAAAATATATCGGGATGGCGGAGAGGTTATCAAGGCGCGTGTTCGAGATTTTGACGCAGAGTCTGATGCGTATGCCTACGAACGTTTTTTGGTAGGACTAATTGGGCGTTCGGACTTTGATGAAGGGCCTCTGACGAATGGCATGGACGGAGGGCTTGGAGGTCTGCGAAAGACTGAAGAGGCTATGTCAAAGATTAGAGCGGGTCAGAAGCGGTGGTGGGAATCACTGTCGGAAGACGAAAAGGAAAACT